GGGGCCCCCGGTGACGCCGAGAGAATACAGAGCCTGCACTTCCATGCCGCAGGCGCGAAGCAACCGGCTCCACTGAGGGGCCGCCGTCCAGCTCGACGAGTTGCGCGTGTCGCCCGCCAGCTCGACGGAGAACCGAAGCTCCGCCGCCTGGGTGGCGCGGAAGTCCGGGTTGATGCCGAAGCTCTCGCGCACGAGGTTCCGCGGGAACACGTTGGGCAAGAACTCCAGCTCGGGCTCCATGACCCGGACGAGGTCGGCCGCGGCGAAGCTGATAGCCTCGGCGCCCTCGCCGGATTCGAGCTTGACCGCGATTTGCTGCTTGAGGTGGATGACGGGTGCCATGGTTCAGATGGGGGTCGTTTGGTCGAAGATCGGGGTCCGGTAGTGGATCTCCCACTCCATCTCGGCGCCGGCCAGCGAGTTCTGGTCGAGCTCGAACGCAAAGTCCGTGCTGACGTGCTGCACGTCGATGCACAGGCCTTTGAGCTGCGGGTCCGCAAACAGGGCCTTTCGGATGTCCGCCTCGGTCTCCAGCACGCGCTGCTGGATACTACCGTCGCCCTGGCTCCCGAGGTGCATGAAGGCGATCGTGACGCGCAGCCGTCCCGTGGTTGCGTCGGTCATCATCTCGCCGCGGTCAGCGTACTCCGTGCCCTGCGGCACGATAGTAAACGCCGGATAGGGGCCTTCCATCAGCCCAGCCAGCCCGCGGCGCACAGCCTGCGGGGTGTGGTAGTAGCTCGCGCCCTTGACCACGTTGGTCAGGCGGACCTCCAGCTCCCGCAGGATCTGCTCTGAGACCGGCGGCGCCACCGGCTCCAAGCCGGCAGCGCCCACCAGCCACTCCGCAGCCATGCGGAAAGCGTCCTGGTCGTCCTTCGCCGTGTGCGTCTCGCCGTAGCCGCCCGCACTCGAGTCCTGGAAAACCAGGCGGCAGTTCGTCTGCCACCATTCGGGGTCCAGTTGCCTGAGCCGCCGATAGAGGATGGCCATGTGCCATCCGTCGTGGAATGCCGTGATCTTGTCCGAGATCACAGGCTGGTCCGAGGCGTTGAAGGCGAAGTCCGCCTCGGTCGCAGCCGGGGTCAGCCCCGAGAACACAGGCCCAGGGCTGTAGAGGAAGCCCCGCTGGGTTGCGTTGAGCGCTTGGACCCCGGGGTATAGGGTTTGGTTGATCCCGTAGCTCAGCGGCGAGAACCGCACCTGGTAGATGCTGAACGTGTCCGAGCCGCCCAGGGCTGGGTTCGCCACCTGGTTGACCGGGTTGCTGAGCTTCGGCGCCCACTGCTGCGGCACAGCCCCGGCCCCCGACTGCTTGTGCGCAGACCACCAGGCGTGCGCCTGGAGCACGATGAAGCCCGCCGTCCGGGTCGAGATCCCGGCCCGAAACTGTCCGGCCGGCGTGATGGCCGTGTCCGCCCAGTTGGGGCCCAGGGCCACCCACATTGCGGGGGCCGAGCCGCCCGAGCGCCCGGCCGTAAAGATCTTGTCGGGGTTGATCCCGATCGTCGCCGAGTTCTCCTTGAGGTACTGCACCGCGTGGCACGCGGACTTCATGCAGTTGGGGAACCCCGGGTCGTTCCAGTGCGCCTGCTCCGGCGGCGTCGTGGTCAGCGGCGGGTCGAACGTGCCGGCGCCAGGGGGGCCCCCGGCGGCCACGTCCTTCGTCTGGCAGGTGTTGGCGTAGACCACGACGCAGCCTCGCGTCAGGGCCTCGAACAGCAGCACCTGCGCCGTGTCGATCGTGGCCGGGATCGTGCCGCCGACGAAACCAGGGTTCTCGAACCACAGCAGCACCGGGTACCCGCCGGCCGGCGCCGGCAGGGTCGGGAAGAAGATCGACAGGCGCTCCGTCGCCGTCGCCGTGACGAACGTGGACGTGTAGGTCACGTTCGTGTAGGTCGGGCTCGGGGCCCAGGACGCAAGCGGCATTAGGTCGCCTCCTGGCGCCCAGAAGCGCAGTTAAACGGCATTAGAGCGCCTCCTCGAGCACAGCGACCGCCTGCCAGCGCGGCCCCGCGGGGGCGCCAGAGCGGAACTCCAGGAAGTGGACCAGGAGCGGCGACTCGCCAGGCGGGGCCCACAGCACGGGCTGCGCCCCGCCGAGGCTGGACTCCCAGGTGTCGAGCAACGCCGCGTGCTCCGCCGTGGTCAGCAGGTCCCAGCCGACGGCCCAGCGGCGCACCTCGCGCTTCGAGGTGGTCACGCTCACCGTCTGCGAGCTGGCGCGGGTCTGCACCATGCCCTCCGCGCGCGAGGACGACAGCTCGCGGCGGTAGTTCTGCGGCTCGACCCGGGCCGGGTTGACCGTCAGAGGCAGCGCAGGGTTAGCCACGGCGGTCCTCCAGGATCTGGGCCCCGGCCTTCTCGAGCATCACAGCGTGCACAGGCCCAAGGCGCTGCCACTGGGCGAAGAAGCCCAGGCGCGGCGGGATCCGCACCGACTTGCGCAGGACCCACAGCGCCACGGGCTCGCCGTCGGTGCCCGTCCCGTAGATGACCGGGGCTCCCTTTTTGCTCCGGCGGATGAAGGTCTCCCGCAGCTTGAGGCCGGGGATCTTCTGCGCCGTCATCCAGGTCGAGCCCACCTTCGTAGGCCGGGCGCCCTGGCGGACGACCCCCGCGCGGGTCAGCACCGCCGGAGTCGGGATCGTCAAGTACTTGCGCCGCCGAGGGCGGACCACGCCGCCGAGCTCCTGGATGCGCGCGTAGGAGATCGGCCCGGCCACGTAGCTCGACGCCTTCACGTCCTTGCCCGCCGATTCGTTGGCCCAGCGCATGGCGTTCCGCAAGGCGCCGGTCCGCTTCTGGAGCACCGTCCCGGTGTTCCGCGGGCCCGTGTAGCCCCGGAAGCTCTTGATCATCCGCTGCGTGTGCGCCGCCACCATGCGCGTCGAAAGGGCCTCCCCCTCCGTCTGCACGGCCAGGCCGCGGCCCTTGAGGTACTTCTCGAGGCCCGCGAAGTTGTGGGTGACGCGCAGCTCCGCCATGGTCACGCCATCCAGGTGATGCGCCGGTAGGGCGTCAGGATCCGCTGCACCACAGGCAGCAGGTCCACAGCCCCGGTGTAGTTGACGCTCGAGCCGCCCTGGTCCGAAGACTGCGGGGCCAGCGCCAGCCGGCGGCGCCATTCGTGCGTGACCTGCTTCTCGCAGGCGTCCGCCAAGGTCGGGTAGGCCGCGATCAAGGCCGTCGTGTCGGCCGCGAGCCCGCCCGTGTAAGTGATCTTCCAGGCCAGCGGGCCCGGGTCCCGAGTCTGCCGAAAGAACAGGATCCCCGACTCCGCGTCGAGCTGGTACTCGTCCGCCGTCAAGGTCTCCATCCCGTCCACAAAGTCGCCCTCCGCGCTGTGCAGCACCGTCGAGACCGCGGTGACCGGGAAGCCCCGGAGCTGCACAGACTTGGAACCCGCGTCGCAGGCGTAGAACTCGGTCCGAGCCGAGGTCGTCGTGTGCCGGTCGAGGAACCGCTCGATCGTGTCTGAGACCGAGGCGATCAGGTTGTCCAGCGCCGCCGACTCGAGCGCGGCCAGCGTGCCGGTCCCGATGCCGAGCAGGGTCGTAACCCGCGAGGTGGTCGTGAGCAGGAGTCCCATCAGGAACCCTCCGGGTCCATCATGCGGGTCCGGTAGAGCCCCGCCTGCCGCGCCACCGAGGGATCAAGCTCCCGGTCGTCGGCCAGGCGAAGCACGCCGGCCTCGACCATGCCCCGCGCATCGGCCTCGGACAGGTTGACCACGGTCCCAGGCGGGAACGTGACCATTTGCTGGTCCTCGGTGACGACGTAGCGGGGCATGGTCGAGGCTCTTCGATCAGGTGACGTTGAAGGAGAAGGTCTGCTCCAGCGCCTTGGTGTAGTCGGCGTGGAACAGGATCACCTGGACGCCGTACACGCAGGCGTCGGCGGTACCGGCAGTCGAGACGACGCGCAGATACCGCTGCTTGCCGTGCAGTCGGACGAGGCCCACCTTGATGGTGTTGTCGTCCGCGCTGCCGCCGGCTTCGGTGGCGTTGTAGATCGCACCGGTGATGTCGGTGTAGGAGCCACCCGACGCCGGGTCGTCCTGCACCTTGATCGCAAGCGCAGCGGAATCGTTGAGCGCACCGAAGTGCATCACGATCAGCGCGTACTCGTAGCCGCGCGCGTCGATCACGGGGCCAGTCTGCCCCACGGTGTAGCTGGCCGGGTTGATCCCCGGCAGGGCCTTGCAGATGGTTCTCGGGTCGTACTGCATTTGTTTGTCCTCCTGGGAATCAGGTGGTGGCGAAGTTGGAGGACGGGGCAAAGGCCTTGCCCTGCTCCACAAGCACGTCGTGGTCCATGAACGCCGTGACGGTCAGCACGTCCTTCGACTGGTTGGTGCCGACGTACCCGACCTTGAAGTCGAGGCCGCCCCAGTGCAGCGCAACGCACGCGCTGAAGTCGCCGTACAGCAGGAACTCGCTGGACGAGGCCTTGGCCGGGGTCGTCTGGTTGTACTCCAAGAAAGGCAGGCCCATCAGCGAGTTCAAGCGGCCGCGATCGTTGGTCGGGATGAGCTGGCGCCCGTCCGCGTCCTTCGAGTTGGCCAGCTTGCGGCCGACTTCGGCGCGCGACACCCAAGCCCAACGGCCGGCCGGGTTGTCGTAGAGGTTGATCGCCGGAGCGTACACCATCTCGCGCAGCTTGTCGGTCACGTTCTGCGAGGCGCCCGAGTAGGTGACGCCCGAGAAGCTGACCGCACTCGGCAGCGTCGGCACGTTGGTGATGCCGCGCGGCTCCGACGCCGAGCCGGCGCCGAAGAAGATCGTGCGGTCCTCGCGCAAGGCCAGCTTGCGGCCGATCACCTGGCGCACGCGCGCCTCCATGGCGATCGCCGACTGCATCCGCATCCCGCGGGTCAGGCTGGTCTCAGCCCCCATGGTGTGCGGGCGAGCGTTGATCACCGAGTAGGTGTTCTCGCTCGCGGTCATCGCCTGCTCCGCCTCGGTGTCGATGTAGTAGGCGATGGTCCCGCCTTCATCGACGATCCAGGAGAAGTTGCCGCGCAGGCCGTCCATGCGGCGCACGCCGGCCTGGTAGGCCACGGCGTTGGCTTCCAGCTCCGGCACGATCGAATCGAACATGACAGTGCTCGGCACCAGGGCGCCGCCGGCCGCGTCCGTGCCGATGTTCATGGCCGCCTTGGTGATCTGGTCGCTGCCGATCTGGTCGCGCAGCTGGCGGATGACCTCGGCTTCCAGGCCGTGGCTCTTCGCCTTCCAGGGGTTGAAGTTGAGGGCGTTCGGAGCCTGCTCGGCGATGCCAAGCTGGATCGCACGCCACAGGCTGAACTTGCCGTCTTCGCCGTTCTTGGCGTACTCGATGCCCGGCATGGCCGCGCGGGCGGCCTCTTGCTTCGAGGCTTCGAGTTTGCTGATCAGGTCTTGCTGGGCCTTGATCTTGGCCTCCAGCTCGCCGCGCAGCTCCTGCGTGGCGGCGTCCTGGCGCTTGGCCAGGTTGGCTTCGAGGCCCTTCTCCAGGCCGTCGAGGCGCTTGTCGAGATCCTTGAGGATGTCGGTCACGATGCGTTCCTTCCGAGCCGTCGGGCTCGTTGATCGATGAGGTCGAGCAGTTGCCCCGCGTCGTATCCCCGGCCGGCATCCGACCCCCGAGCGTCCGCCCCTGCCGGGGCACTCAGGCGATCACCAAGCTGGGCCACAGCGCGCTCGATGCGCGCCAGCGACTCCGCGAGTTCTTCCGTGCGCTGAAGCGCGCGCTCCCAGGGCAGCTCCGGGCGCGGCACAGCCGAACGGCGCGCCGACATGCCCTCGAGCTGGCGCAGCAGCTCGCGCTCGGTCTGGAGCGCGCCGCGCACGTAGCTGTCCCCCTCCTCCTCCGTGATCACACCGGCGCCGATCGCCTGGCGGACCGAAAGCTGGAGCGCGTCCGGGTTCGCGGGCACGCTCACAAGGCTGATCTCGAGCAGCTCCTGGCGCAGGAACATCACCCCCCAATCGCCGAGCCCGAGCTGCTGCCGGCGCGTCTTGTCGCTCACCGTGTCCACCTCGAGCGGCAGGAAACCGACCGACGTGGCCTTCAAAATCCCGGCCTTCGCCAGCTTGTAGCGGCTGTCCGCCACCGGCGACGCGCCCTCGGGGGCAAACGTGATGTCGCCCCAGAGCTTGCCGAAACCCAGGTCCTTCACGTGCTGCGGGCTGTTGCCGATCGGCTGGTCCGTGTCGTGGCCCCACAGCGCAATCGGGTTTCCCGAGAAGTTCGCCGTGTCCCAGCCGGCGACGCGGATGATGTCGCCCATCCGGTCCACCTTCTCCGTGCTCCAGACGTAGCGCAGCGTCCGAGACTCCTCGGAGACCACCTGCACCTCGTCCGCGTGGGCGCGGATGCACGTGCCGCCTTCCAGCTTGGCCTTGAGCACGGCCGCTTCGCCGGCCTCGCGGAAATGCCGCTCCGTCGCCACGCCGGCGCGGATCAGCAGCTTCAAGCGCTCGATGTCGTTCACTCTGCGGCCTCCGGGATGTAGGGCGCCAAGGCACAGCGGCAGTTCACGACCTCTTCCGCAGGCGCCGCCGGGTCGCCCGGGAAGCGCAGGTTCTGCGCGTACTCCTCACCAGTCGGGCGGATCAGCCCGTCGAGCTTCGCGTGGCTCTCGCGCGTCGCGTCGTCCGCAGCAGCGACCCACATCATCTGGTCGATCCCCGCGACGCGCGCCTCCGAGAACCGGGCCGAGTTCGCCGCCGACGTGACCTCGGTGCGCGCGATCCGCTGCGCCCGCTCCGGGATCCGGTCTTGCAGGATCCGCAGCTCAGAGTTCAGGTCCTCGAGCGTGCTCTGGATCGCAAGCCCGAGGCCCGACGGGTCAAGCGGACCAGGCGCCAGGAGCACGCGCGCGATCGTCTCCGTGACCGCGTCGGCAAGGCGCGACAGCACGCCCTCGGCGAGCTTCACCCGCTTGGTCGCTACGAACGCCGCAAGCTCCGCAGATCCCGGGCCGATCGACACCGAGGCCAGCGACAGCTCCGCGGCCAGGTCCGCCGCGGCAGCCAGGTAGACCTGCTCCACGACCGGCAGGACCTTGGACGTGAAGTCGTCCACGAAGCCCTCGATGCGCGGCAGCTGCGCCTGGATCGCGGCCAGGAGTAGCGGGTCGATATCGGGCGGCGGCGCCTTGGTGCGCCACGACGGCGCGGCCGACATATGCACCACCGGCTCCTTGCCCTCGGCGATGTCCTTGAGCCGGCGGCGGACGGCAAGCACGTAGTCCTCGAGCACGCGCCCGCTGCGCTTCGCCACCTTGGCGTCGGCGCTCTGGAGCCGCTCGTCGAACTTGCGCTGGTAGGCCCGCCGCTCGGGCTCCGACTCGAGCCCGCGGCGCTCGGCGGCGTGGATCGCCCGCTCGCTGCCCTGCGGCGGCTCCGGCTCGTCCTGCTGCGCCGGGGCCCCGGGCGGGACGCCTGGCAGGGCCCCGCCCAGGTCGAGCGGCTCCGGCTCGTCGAAGTCTTCGTCGGTGAGCGGGTTGATCTCCCACTCGGCCAGCTCGGCCGCCTTGTTGAAGGTCACGCCGAGGGCGCAGAGCTTCGACACGATCTCGACCTTGGCCCCGAGGTCCGCACGCAGGGCAGGCACGCGCGACAGGTCCCAGCTCGCCCCATAGCCGCTCTCGGCGCCGCGCAGGCGGCCAAGGAACCCGTCCTCGAACTCGCCGGCCACGTACTCGAGGTGCGGGGCCATCGTGTCTTCCCAGAAGACCTTCTTAGCCTCGTGGGCGCTGGCGTAGTTAAGACCCTCGGTCAGCCCGAGCAGCGGGCGCGTCACGCCAAAGATCGCCATGATCCCGTTGAGGCCCCACTCGCGTACCTGCTGGTGCGCCATGTCGGTCGGCGAAAAGGCCACGTTCTCGGGGCGCACACCGTTGGCGAGCAGCAGCGGCTTGCCCGCGTTGGAGCTCGACAGCCGCGTGCTGATGCTTTGATTCGCCTGCTGCGCCTGCTTGTCCGTCAGGTTCGCGTCGGTCGAGAAGACCAGCGACGGCAGGCCGTAGTTCTGCGCCAGCGCCTCGTCGAAGCGCTCCGCGCTGAACTCCTTGGCAGCAAGCCGCATCGCCGCCTGCGCCGGCCCGAAGCCGCGCAGCGGCGAGTAAGGGTCCGGCAAGCGCAGGTGCCACACCGACTCCGCGGGCCAGGTCATGGCCGCGTTCCCGACGCCGTAGCTCCAGGACACGATGCGGCTCGTGTTCGCGTCCACGTAGGGCGAGGCGCGCGTGCCGGGGATGCACAGGATCTCCTCGGGCATCTCCCCGCGCCCGACCGGCTCGTAGCGGTTGAGCTGCGGGTTCAGCTTCGACAGCAGCCACAGCACCTCGCCGTCGAGGTCGAGGTAGAGCGAGGTCAGCATCCACAGGTGCCGCTCGCTGATCCCCGGGTAGGGCTTGCGAAGCACCTCGAAGACCGGGCTCGAGGTGACCTCAGCCGCGTCGTCCTGCCGGTTGCGCCAGAGCTGGAGCTTGGTTTGCGCCCAGGCCCGAGCGCGCACCATCGCGCAGGCGTAGATCATCCAGCTCTGCGCGAAGGGAAGGGTGATCGCCTCGTCGCCACCCCCCTGGGCTTGCAGGTACTTGATGACCTGGCTCATGTCGCCCGAAAACGCCGTATAGGCACGCTCGACCACGGACCCCCCGCCGTCGCGGCGGAAAGGCTCCTGGGTAGACGTGCGGGCGGCCCCCAGCGGGGCCTTGGAGGTCACGGCGAGCCCATTGGCGGGCTCGACTGTAGCACAGCGACGATGCTACGGCTAGGGCGCAAGGGCGGCCAAGGCCGGCAGGTGCGCCCGTGGGACAGCCGGCAGGCGTTCGCAATTCGGGCCGAATCGGGGGCGGGTTCGGCAGATTGGCCGAACGCCTGGCCTACCAGACCAGCACCCGCCCGGCCCGCAGGTACATGGCCACATAGCGGGTCTCGTCCATCGCGTGGTCGTGCGCCTTGACCGGCTCGTCCACCTTCTGCCCGTCCCGGTTCTTCCTCCACTCGTAAGACTCGATTTCCCGCAGCCAGTGCTCACAGGACGGGTCCACCGTCAGCCGGGGGCGCCCGTCGCCGGCCAGGGCCAGCCGCTGCTGCACCACCTGGATCCCGTCCCACACGTCGTTCTCCGCCTCGACCACGGGCAGGCCGGCGTTGATCAGCTCGGCCCGCAGCTCCGCCGCCGCCGGGTCCACGATCACAGCCTCCGCCTCGGCCGCCCCCATCGCCCGCAGCACCTCGGCCTTGCGGCGGTTCAGCATCCCAGACTCGTAGTGCTCGGCGACACGGTGCATCCGGCCATCGTGGTCCACCCCCCACTTCCCGATCGCGCAGGGGTTGGTGTAGCCGTCGTCGAGGCCGAAGACGATCCGGTCCCAGTCCTCGCTGCGGCGCTGGATCCCGTGCTCGCGGTCCCACATGTCGTAGACCAAGCCCTCGGCACCGGCCCAGATCCCGAGGACGTAGCGCTTGCGCGCCACCCCCTGGAGCGTCTCCAGGTCGCGGACGTAGGCCTTGGGCAGGTACCAGTTCTCGAGCGCGTTGGTGCTGATCGCCTCGCAGTTCTCGGCCGCCTGGTGGCCCTGGGCCAAGCCAAACCGAGCCGCAGCCCAGTGCGTCGGCGGGCCCGGGTTGCACGCGCCGTAGATCTGGTTCGGCAGCCCAGGGATCGAGAGGCGGATACGCCCCCGGAGCCAGGTGTAGTCCTCCTCCGAGAGCTGGACCAGCTCGTCCACCGCGGCCCCCGAGAGGTTGTAGGAACCGATCGACTCGGGGTCGTCGAAGCCGAGGTACACGATCTCGCCCCCCCCGTGGATCTTGATCGTGCGGTCGGTCTTGTTCCAGGCGAAGCTGCCCTTCGGCAGGACCGGCGGCAGGCCGCCCTCGGGCTCGAGGAGCGTCTTCAGCGTGGTTGCCTTGAGGCTGCTGAGCTGCTTCCTGACCACCGCCTCCCGGGCCCCGGGCACGCTCGCCCGCATCGCCAGCTTGTAGCACAGGGCGCGGGTCTTCCCCGCCCCGAAGGCGCCCGAGTAGAGCAGCTCCCGCGTGCTAGAGCGGACGAAGCGGTACTGCTTAGGCAGCAGGCGGATCGTGCGGTCCATCCGCCTTCTCCTCGGCCGGCGGCTGGGCCTCCGCGAACTCGAACCGCAGCGCCGGCGCGTCCGCAGCGCCACCGATGTGCACGGTCTTGGCCAACGGGCCGTCCACGCGGTCAAGCACCGTCGGCAGCGGGCGCTGCTTGCCCATCGCAGCCTTCGCCATCGTGATCAGCGCCAGCAGGTCCTTGATCTTCGTGGACTTCGGCACACCCCACTGCTCCGCCTTCGCCGTGAAGTAGGCGTAGGCGCTGCACGGCCGCTCGACCAGCTCGACCATGGCCGACGAGATCGGCCGCAGGTGCTTGTTCTCGGGCTGCTGAGCCATCAGGCGACCTCGACCCCGGCCGGTAAGACCCCCCGAGGCAAAGTCCCCGGGGGGTGCGAGTCGCCGCCAGCATGGCTTCCCGCTTGCCCAGACTGCTCGAGCAGGCGGACGAAGTCCGCGAGGCTCAGCATGATCAGCCAGTCCCCGCGGTTCTCCCGCATGGCGACAACGGGGAACGTGCGGCCAGTCTTCGCCGCGTCGCGCACGGCCTGGTCGTAGTAGCGCGCGGCCCCGATCCGAGCGACCCGCTTGCACTCTAGGTGCAGGCCAGGCACATCGGTTAGCACGTCCGCCGCCCCGTCCTCCGCGTTGCCCTGGCGCTGCGCTGTGCGGCGGGCGCTGTGGCCCAGCTCGCTCAGGCGGTTCGCCAGCTCGCGCTCACCCTCGGCGCCCTTGCGGCGGCTGTTGATCTTGCGCGGGCGCACGGGCTTCTTGGTGGGCTTCACAGGCGCGCCTCCTGCCGGGCTCGCCACAGCGTGGCACGGTCGCGCTGGATCTGCGCCTCCTGCTCAAGGGCCGCAACGCGGCGGCGGACCTCGCTGAACCACACCAGCAGCACGGCGTGGATGGCGACGATCACCAGGAGGGAGGCAAGTTGCAGCAGGCTCATAGGTCCGACAGCTCCAACAGAAGCGCCTTCCGCTGCCGCCCCACCCAGACGACGATGCTGGCCAGCGACGGCGAAAGGTCAGGCAGCAGCGCCTGCAACCGGCGCGAGAACTCCATCTGGCTCACGACAGGCTTCCCGGTCTTCTCGGCGATCACGTACTCCCGGACCAGCCGCAGCATGGTCGGATCGTGGCGCCAGGGCGCCTTCTCCCGCGAGCGCCGGCCAGGGCCCGGCTCCCCAGGGCGCCGCTCCCACAGCGCGCGTGCCAGCTCCTGCTCCGAGTCTTGTCTGGTCGTGGGGTCCACAGGGTAGGGAACGCGGCGGGGTGCCCCCCACCAGGAGGTTCTGGGCCCAAGTGGGCCCCGCCGCGTGGTGTGGAGCATAGCCGATTTGCTACGCCTCCCGGAGGGATAAGGCGCGCAATCCCAAAAGCAGCCCTCGATTTTTTAGCCCGAAGGCCAACGCACCCCTCCGCCGGTCCCCGGCTGGAGCAGCACCAAGCGCTCGCGGGCGCGGGTCAAGCCGACGTAGAACAGCCGCGTGATCGCGTCCCGCTCCCGCAGCTCCTGCTGCGCGCGCGACAGGTCCGGCGCAAGGATCACGCTGTCCGCTTCGCCGCCCTTGACCGAGTGGATGGTCCCGAGCACCAGCCGCGGGTCGGGGGCCTGGATCAGGGCCTCGGTAAGCGACCGGCCGGGGGCCAGGCGCTCGAGCGCCTTGATGGCGTACGGCAAGCTCGCCGCCTGGGTCCCCATCGTCGAGCTGGCGAGCCACCTAACCGGGTCGTCGGTAAGGGCGGCCTCAAAGCCGGTCCAGCTCTGCGGGCCTCCCCACAGGGCGTGCAGCTCCTCAAGGGTCACGCGCCGCCCCCGGTCGCCCGCCGGCGTGTCCTTGTAGAGCGCTTCGATCCGAGTCTTGGTCCCGCGGGGGAAGGCCTCCGAGCGCAGCGGCCGGATCCAGCGGGCCAGCTCGCCGACGGTCCACCAGCGGGGGCGCTCGCCACGCTCCTCTGCCCACATGGGCAACCCGTCCAGGAACTCCCGGGCGCGCCGCAGGATCGCCAACGGGTTCCAGGCCGCGGCGTGGGGGCGGTAGGGGTTGTGGAAGGGCACGCCGGCTTGGCGCAGGGTCTTGATCGCGCTGGCAAGCTGGTAGGCGCAGGGGGCCAGGAGCATCACGGAGCCCTGGGTCTTGGCCAGCTCCCGGTGCGCCAGGGAGAGGATCCCCTGGTCCCAGGTGATCGGGTGCGGGGCCCGCTCCACGTGCCCCTCCTCAGCCCTCGGCTGGTAATCCACCACGTGGCGATCGGCCAGCCGGCGGATCCAAGCGGAGGCTATCGAGTGCACCCGCTCAGGGACGCGGTAGGACTGCGTCAAGGCGAAGTGCGAGCCCGCGGGCAGGTCCCGGCCGATGAAGGCCTGCGGCGAGGCCCCGCGCCACTCGTAGATCGCCTGGTCGGCGTCGCCGGCCAGGACGAAGAACGTGGCGCGCTGCCCCCAGGCGCGGACCAGGGACTGCTCGAGCAGGGAGCAGTCCTGGGCCTCGTCCACGATGATCACGCCGGGGTCCATGCCGTGGCCGGGGGCGCCGTGCTGGAGGCGCTCTCGGGCGCCGGCCAGGGCCTGCTCGATCATCCCGGTGAAGTCCACGGCTCCCTCGAGCTCGAGGTGGTCGCGCCAGGCCTGGGAGAAGGCCTGGAGCTTAGGCGGGGGCTCCTCCATCCGGTGGCGGCACAGGTCAAGCTCGGCGAGCATCCCGTCGCCGGGGGCCTTCTGGTCCACCCCGGCGTCCACGGCCGGCGCCTCGCCCTCGTCGGGGTCGGCGCTGGTCTGGGTCATGCGCCAGTCCGTGTGCCTGGCGTTCCAGCGCTCGAGCACAGCCCGATCGACCACGCGAGGGCGGTCGAGCTGCCGGAAGGCGTGGCTGTGCAGGGTCCGAGCGTGGACCAGGGGGTCGTCTCCGAGGCGGCCAGCGATCTCACGCGAGGCGGTCTGGGTCAGGCTGGCGATCAGCACAGGGCGCCCCCAGGGGCGGCAGCGGGCCAGGGCACGCGGCACCCACCGGGTGGTCAGGGCGTGGGTCTTGCCCGTGCCCGGGGGGCCGTGCAGGCGGTACTCGCCGTGTTCGGAGCGTGGCGGCGATGCTGCGGATTGGCGTGCCTCCACGGGGGGGGAGCCTGCTCCCGGGCATCCGGCCGGATCACGCTCCGCTTCCGGCTGGTCTTGAGCCGGATTCTGGTCACCCAGGCTATTCGCTAGACGCTCCCAGCCCAAAATGGGCTCGGTGCTAGGGTTTGCTTCCATCGCTTCCATCTGGAAAAGGGGTCACGGATGCAACTTGGAGGCACGCCAAAGCCCTACTCTGAAAGGACTTACGTCACGTGTATCCATGCATCCAAGGGGGCGAGGGGGTATGGGCTCTGTCTTTCTCGCTGTGGTGTTTCCATACCCCTCTCAGGGGAGGGCGGATGGATGAGGCAGGGTCCAGAACCAGCGCATCTTCCGCGTGCGAGGCAAGGCGTGTTTCTTCGGCCGCGCCCCAGCGCGTCGCAGCAAAGCCGCGACGCTCCCGAGCTCGTAGGGCAGGCCCTGGAGCCTCAGGTACTT